CCGGCCGCGCCTCTGTCCTGAATGACTTGATCCACTGCGCCATGTCGAACGGCTCATCAGCCGCATCCTCCACCGAGCGCGCCGCCCGCTGCTTCAATCGCGCCAGCACGCTATCCTGCTGTCGGCGGAACAAGTCCACAGTCACGCGCGTCACCTGCTTCTCGTACCCAGTCGTCCGCCGCACGAACCGCGCAAAAAGCCGTTGGTGCTCGTCTGATCCGTACTCGACTACGCGCGTCTGAGCATGTGTCACGCCCGCCTGCCCGCCAGCAGGGGGTTGCTCCTGGCCAGCCTGCGCAGCAGGGGCTGCAGGCGCTGCAACCGGCGCCACCTCGCCACTATCCACCGGCAACAAATTCGCCGGCGCCCACCACACGTCACCCCACGGCACTGGCTTCAGACCCTGTTCATCGCGCCATTCGTTGATCACGATCGCCCCGGCGCCGATCTGCTCCTTGGCCCGCGTCCACTGCGCGCCTTCTGCCTCCTGGAGCACGCCGATCTCTGACGCATCGAACTCGGCCACGTCCGCCTGGTTCGGAAACATCGGCAGAAGCTGCTCGGTGATCTCCGTCGAGATGAACTTGCCCTGCGGCAGTACGCAATTCTCCCAGGCTGCCTTCAGCGCCGAGTTATAATTTTCGTAGGTGCGCTGGCCGCCGACCAGATCAATCGGCCAATGATACGCCCGGCAAATATCCTCCAGCGACCACTTCAGGCCGCCCAGAAACTCGGCCTCTTTCGGGTTGAACCCGACCGGCTTGACCTCGGCATCGAAGCGAAACACCGCCCATTTGTGCGACTTGTCCACGCCCTGGAAGCGGCGCTTGATTGCCTCCTCGATCGCCTTGGCCTGTTCATCTGTGAATGTCTGCCCCGCTCGCGGCGACACCATCCCGCCCATCTGGATGCCATTGTCAAACAAATTTTTGTTCGACTTCATCCCCGCGCTCGCGTAATCCGCCGCCAGCCGTGCCGCGGCCAGGGGCGACAATGGCGCATACTCGTCATTCGGATTCGGAAGCCGAATCCATAAGACCTCAGACGGCCGGTAGGCCACCTCGCGCACGCCATTCAACGGAAGATAATAATAACCTGCGATGTATCGCTCCGGATGCGGGATCACCCGCACACGATCCGGCCGCCCCCACCAAATCTCACTCGGCGTCTGCACCCCGCTGTCCCCGCGTTCCAGAAACCAAAACGCCTGGCCCCATAGGCACAGGCTCAGTTCCGTCATCTCGATCAGCCGGTTGAATGTCCAGAAATCGTTCACCTTCTTGAGCAGCGAATAGAGCGGCCCGCCTGTCACCTGTGACCGATCACCCCGCGCATTCAATTTATACAGCGCCAGCGGCAGCGACGAGAGAAATTGTGCCCGCTGTGTCGCGCAGGCATACACGCCGTTGCTCGTGGCGATGTACTGGCCGTACTCCGCGGGTGCCCACTCCTCAATCGGATGGCCCCACGCCTCGTCGGACCGCTCCACCACGAGCGGCCCCAGCACAAACGCGCGCATCGCGAACCGAATTCTATCGATGAGATTCACAGCACTGGACTCCCCATCTGTGGGAAAATCACCACGCCCACCACCGACCGTTTCGGATCAGGCAATTGGTACGCCGTGTCATTGAACATTTCTCGCACCATCATCTGCCCGTCGGTCCCGTTCGCCGACAAGACCTGAACCGCCCGCCAGGTAGCCCTGGGCTGCCCGGCCAACCCAATCAGCGCCAGGACCAGGCCCCCCGCCTGCAGCGCCACGTCAATCTGGTCAATCGGCGCATCAACCCGCTCGCACTCCACACTCTGTCGTTGTGGCCCCATCGGATCTCCTCTATTCATGTAATGCGCGTTCACCAAATAGACTGAATCAGCTACGAGAATCGCTCGCAAACATTGCAGAAAACGAGTTCCCCAATTTCAATTTTTGCCTCTTGACAAATCGCGCTATATAGCGTATAATCCTAATCAGGAAATCAAGAAAGGACAAAAAAATGAACGAGCAAGAAACCCACGACTACCTGAAAAAGAATGGAATCCGCTCTCAAGATATCAATCGCGGACATGGGGGGATTATCGTGACGGTATGGTTTGTTGGCCGAAACCGAACCCCGGAAGCCGTGCGAAACACTCTCGCAAGCGAGGGATTCAAGGATGGCGGCGGAATCCCTGGAACGATGGAAAATTGGCAGAAGACTTTCACGATGCCATCTGCCCAAGAAATGATGAATTGGTAGGAGATCAAAATGGATATCATTGGAAGCAAGAAATTTGAATCTATCGAGAAAGCCTGGCAAGCCGCCAGTGGCCCCAACACACCTGAAGCATGGGCCGAAATGCTCAAGTCGCTTGGCGTCGCTCCCGAAGATGTTTGCCGTTCCACCTACATTTACGTATCGAGTGAGCGCGAAATCATCGCCTGCAACAAGCGCAGCCATCAAAGCGATCCTGCCGATGAGGAGCGCAAAATCGGCTATTTATCGGCCTACACCATAAATCTCAATGGAATAAAAAAGGCAATGGGCGGCGAGCCGATCAACGCGCCCGGAACGCGCCCAGACACATCGCTCTATCTTGGCGATGAGCGCCGCGCATGGCTCAAAGAGCATGGAGGAATCCAGCCAACGGTCCAAGCCATGATTGATCGCGCCATGAAGCGCAATCCGTAGCTGATTCAGTTGTCAAAGTTCCAATGGGCCGCCAACAGGGCGGCCTTTCTATTTTTGTAATTACACTTCACAAAACGGGCGCTAGTAGATTAACTTCCCATCCAGCACATTCACCAGCTTATTAAACGCACCGGATGATCCATCCCCCTGATCACGAAATGCCCCGTTCGGAATCGCCGTGATCTCGTCAAGCCACGGGCCATTCCATAGGCCACGCACCAATTTCACATTCCCCGCCTCAGCCTGCGCCGCGAGCGGCTCCATTCGCACATCCTTGTTGCCGGTGGGTCGTTCGGCATGAACACTAAAACCGGCCAGATTGCGCGTCGTGGACTCGGCAGACTCTTTGCCACCGCTGCCAGGCTCCTGCTCATGCCAGATCTCCACGTGCCCACGCTGCTGATCCAATTGCGCCGTCTGCTTGATCGTCGTTTCACGCTCCAGCGCCGACCATTGCCCGCGCACCACGTCCTCGATGAAATACTGGCCGCCCGCCGCCGCCATCAACACGCCCGCTGTAAACGCACCGCCGCCCGCTGTGCCCGCCTTATCCCAATAACGCACCCGGCGCGCAACGGTGGGCGCAACGTTCACAATCTCAAACCAGCTGCGCTTGAACCGATTCCCCTCCGGTGCCCTGGGCGATCCCTGATACTCGGCGTTCCACACCAGGCTCCCCACGTCGCGCTTGAGAGAAGCGAGCGCATCAATGCTGAATCGCTTTGGCGCCAGCGGCTCGCCGGGCGCGCGCCCGAGCAGATCAGGCTGGCCGGTCGGCAACCCCAAGCGCCGGTCGTTTTCGTCGCGCTCCTCTTGCGTCTCGGCCAGCGCCGGCAGCCGCAAAATCGTCCACTCGTCGCCCCGCTCGCCGATCAGCCGCCCCGCCAGATCGTCCTCGTGCCAGCGTGTCATGATCAAGATGATCACACCCGCTTCCAAGATGCGCGTGCGAAACGTCGACTTGTACCAATCCCACACACGATCTCGATACGTCTGGCTCTGAGCTTGCTCCCAATTCTCGAACGGATCGTCAATGATGCCGAGCATGGCGCCGTGCCCCGTGATCGGCCCGCCCACGCCGGCCGCCAACATGCCACCGCGCCGGCCGGCGATGCTCCACTCGTTCACCGCGCGCGAATCGCGCGGCGTACCCACATCAGGAAAGAGGCGCTGGTACTCATCGCTCTCGACCAGGTTGCGCGCCTGGCGCGATTTCGACCCTGCCAGGTCCGCCCCATAGCTGGTCAAAATGATCGGATCGTCGGGATGACGCCCCAGCCAATATGCCGGCAATCGCACGCTCACCAGTTCGCTCTTGCCGTGCTGAGGCGGCGCGAAAATCATCACGCGCCGCAGCTCGCGAGCAGCGACCCGGTCGAGCGTCGCTCCCATCAGCTCATGCACCGGCTCCGGTACATATTGGGGGAATGTGAACTCAACAAAATTGAGTAGGTTCGCCCTGGCCTTGCGCCTACGAAGAAGTTCCTGAGCTGCTGCTTGGGCGGTAATCGATGGACTTGTTCCGCTTTCGACAGTTACAGGAATTACAGAGCGGCTGGATGTTAGAGATGCTGTTAGTGCCACCAAGAGAAAGGGGGATAACATGATCTGGGGACAAATTGGCTTCTTTGCCGCAACAAACACAACGGTTACCGTACTTGCAGCACAGTTCGTGCCATTCAGCAGCAGTGAAATGAGGGCCAGCGTTAAGCTCACGAGCCCGACGACGATGCCGCGCCGCAGCGAACACTTCTTTGCCATGTTCTGTGGATCGATACCAGCGTGCATATTCGCGCTCGCGCTGGACAATAAGCGAGTTCTGCCGACGCTTTGCCATCGTCTTTCGGTTGGCATCCCGCTGATATTTAACAGCATCCGGCATAGCACGGCTCGCAACAACGTCAGGGCGACGCATGTATTCGCGTGCTGCGTTCCGATTGCGAACGACTTGCTTCGGAGCCTGCCGATATTTCCGTATACACTGCTTGCAATAGTGCTGATAGCCATCACGACTCTTGATACTCTTGTGAAATTCACCAAGAGACTTGGTCTGTCTACATCTACTGCATGTCTTGGTATCCATGCAACAGATTATACAATGTTAGTTTGGTAAAGTCAAGCCTGCTCGTCCTGGCTTCCTGCGGCGATGGCAGCGAGTTCATCATCGCTCAGCTCGTCGGCCCGCTTGACCTCAATCGGGCCGTCCCCAGCTCCCACCAGGTGCAGCGTGTGCTCATCGCGCGTGATACTGACAATGTCATAGTAAAGTTTATAGTGCCCCGCGCTGGCCTCGCCGCCCTCCAACTGTTGAATGAGCGCCATGTCCACATCGGGCCCGAATTCATCCATGCGCCGGATGCGCGCCTGGCGTCCCATGTCGCGCAGGCTGATGGGGGGCTCGCCATACTCTTGATTCTCCCATTTGTCGAGCGTCTCGCGTGAAACGCCCAACCAATCCGCCAGCGCCGAGAGTGTCCCCAGGTTTCCCGCCTTGCGCGCGTCCTTGGGCAACGACCACCAGGCCGGGATAAACGCCTTGTCTTTTGGCACGCCGCAGGCGACAAAGTACCGCAGCCTATCCCGCCATTCCACGGGCGCTGATTTGAGCCACTCGTCGAGTTCGGTGAGAGTTTTGCGTTCGAGCAGCTTGCCGGTTTCATCAAAGAGTTTCCCTTGCCGTGTCATCTCACATCATTCAGGGGAGCGGTCTACGCCTAAAGGCGCTTTGTCACATCTGACCGCTCCATTCAAAAATTAGTCGCCCTATTGTTGTAATCGCCCTTCACGGAATAGAGGGCGTCTGTGCTTGCGCGTTATCCTTCCGGTCGCTTTGCAACTTCAATTCCTCGAACCCGTATTTCAACGTCAGATCGTCGGCCAAACGCGAGAATAGGCGCATCAACCCATCCGCCATCTGAATCAACGTGGTGAGTGTGACATACGAGATCACGCGCAGGATCGTGAATACCAAAACCACGAATCCGATAAACACATAATCGCGCCAGTCAGAAATCCCGCTCAGCACGATCGTTGCGATCAGGCCAAGCGCGCTGAGCAACATCGCGATGAGCCACACATCCATCGATTGCTTGAGTTGCCGGCGCATCCTGGAAATGTACTCCTCAAATTCTCCCAGGTCTCGATTGATCCGTCCGTGTGAATACGCAACTCGCTCTTCAGGCGTCATATGTTCCATTTATCTCACCTCCGGCCCAAGCTCGCAATGCGCTCCAACACTGCCTTGTCAATGTTCGGCTTTCCGCCCAATTGCTCAACCTGCTCCAATAGCGATTGGATGATGAGCACCAGTTCCTCGATCTGCTGTTGGTGCTCACGCCGCGCCTCGCCCATCAATGTGCCCACTTTGATCAGATCAGTTCTGAACTCCATCGCGCGCTTTTCTGCGTCCGCCGCCCGCGATTCCGATTGAGCCAGCCTCGCCTCAGCCTTCGTCAGCCGTGCCTGTACGTCCTCCCCAACTTTTTCGGCTGTTCTCGCGCGCACCTCTGCATTCCCCAAATCGAGTTTGAGCTTGACAATCTCAAAGTGCAACGCTTCGGCCAGCGCCTGGGCTCCCTCCGCGATGCTCTTCGTCGCCTCGTGCTGCGCCCGGTCCGCGTTCGCCTGTGCAACATCCATCTCTGCCGGCATCTTGCGCCAGGCGATCAACGCTAAGATCATCGCCGGAACTCCGGCGATGATCGCGATAAGCAGATCCCGTGCCAGTTGCGTCATGCGCGCTTGACCACCAGGCGCTGGATCGAATCAGGCAGCGGCAAGCCCAGCTTGGTCCATGAATCGAGCAGATCGCCGGTCAGCGTCGCCTCGATGGCGGCCCAGGTGATCGGCGCCAGAAAGCCCAGCCCAGCCGCGTCCCCGGCCAGCTTGATCGCATAATACACGCCGACGTAAGGCGCCAGCTTGCGAATCAAAAACTCGCCGACGCGGCCCAGTTCGAACGTGTTCGACTTGAGCGCGGCAGCGAGCGCGACCACGACATTGATGAGAGTGTGGCAAACGATGATCTTGACCCCATCGTATGCCCAGGCATTCAGCAGAATCGAGCGGAGAGTTTCCAACCAATCGGCCACGTGTCACCTCCAACAAAAAAGGCGCACCTCCCACACGGGAGGTGCGCCAAGGATCAACACATGGCACGTGATTAGAGGATAGCACGCTTTTTCTGGTCTGTCAAGCTATTTTGATAATGTGCATTCATGAAACAGACGCGATGTCCTAACTTCTTCAAGGTGGATACACTTTCTTTCTCTTCATTTGTTTCTTAATTCTTTTATTGTACCCCTACACGTGTGCGTTTACACCAGTAGACCGGTGCGTTTGCACCAGTAGCCCGGTGCAGCCGCGCGCATGTCCACAGACATACAGGTGCATTCGCGCGCGCTTGCACCGGTGCGCCTGGCACAAAGAGAGCCGGTCAGCGAAAATCGCGTGACCGGCTGAAAAAGTTACTGGTGTGTTTGCTGTGCGAATGCACCAGTAAAAACGTATTATTACGTTCTTACTGGTGCGTTTACATCAGTAAACCATTCTCTAGCATCGAATCCATGCGCCTCAAGCCAGCGATCATGCCGCACCTGGAGCACGTCGGCGAGCTGCTTGACCTGTGCCGGGCACAGCAGCGGCAGCCGCGTACGCACGGCCACCACATAAATCACGTGCGGCTCGACCCCCTGCCGCCGGACCTGGCCGACCTCATGCGCGACAAGCCGGTCAAACCCGCCGCCATGATGGTGCAACTGGCCATCCCCATTCGAGCGATTGACGCCCGCAACGGCCTGCTTGCCACAGCCGATCTGACCGGCCAAGCTCGGCGCCGTCCAGCGCTGGTCCGGAGTCCACTCGGATTTCTCTTTGCGATGATCGCCCTCGCGGATGATCTCCCAAATCGCCCACGCCACACGGCCCAATAACGGCCGCCAGAAACTCGACTCATACGACGTGACCGGATACCATCCGATCTCCTTCATATCAGGCATTGCCGGCAGGACGAATGGCCGTGGCGCTGCTGACAATCCGTTCCTTTCTTCATCCGTTGTTTCCATTGTGGTAATGGGACTTGTCGAAACAGAAGCCACCAGGTCGCCCCCGCTCGCGTGTTCCTGGACGACAAATCGCACAGCCACCGAGCGCCCGACGATCCTATCTAGCGTCCGCAGCACCATCGTCTGCAAGCGGTTCTCCAGCCAATCCTTGGCATAGAGATTGTGCACGCCCACCGTGAACATTCCATCCTCGTATGCCACCAGGCTCGAGCGCGCCAGCCAGGTATTATACGTCGCGCCCGTCAACTGCAACTGCAACTCGCCGAGCGCAGCCTGCCAGATCTGATCAGGTGGTAGAGGCTTTGAATCAGGCATATTTGTCCGGTTTGTCAATCATAATATTTAAGAAGAGCTAGTGCTAACATGATGAAATTGCTGGCGGTGCGGTCGGCGCTTAATGCGTCACGTCTACGCGAAATAAAATAGCAGGTTTACCCCCCTGCCCCGGACTTTATCCCTGTCTGTCTGTCGTCTATCTGTCAACCCCTTCACTAGCCACGACACCAGACACGTCGTTGGCCGGTGGGGGGATAGGGACGTTCGATTGGGCATCCTCCAGTGGATGCTTCCCGTTCCCGCTCGGCGCACTCACCGTCAATTCCGGATCCCCCTCCTCAGCCGTAATATCACCCATCAACAGGCTCGTCGCATCCCGCACCGAATCCGCCACGAACACGGTGCGCGCCTTGTCCATCGGAACGTTCACCACCCCAATCTCAGCCAGATAATGAACGATCGAGCGCCAGCGCTCCTCGCTCAGCCCGTTCGGCCGGGTGCGCTTGTCCCGCTTCCACTGGCGATACGCCGCGCCTGCCCCGCCTCGAATCCCGACCTGGATAAAATTCATCAGGTCCTGCACGGACAAATATTCGCCGGTAGGGGACAGAACGTATCGAGCGCCATTCTCGCGCTCCACCACGTGCGGCTTGTCCATCGCCGGCCACGTCAGCCCCGTCCGCTCGGACGTCCAAGTCTTTGGCACCGCGTCCGCACGTCGGACATTCCCATTGATCGTGATCGGTCGCACAACCTCACCCACGTAATCTGGCACATTGGGCTCTTCAGTGAGTTGTGACGCCAACTCGTCATTCTTCGTCCACGGCCATACCGGTTTGAAATACTCCGAAAGTGCATTTCGGCTGATTCCAATATCGCTGATCTCCGCCGCCATACGCCACGTCAAAAATGTGCGCGGGACGATGAACGGAATAGCAAAATACCCGGTCAATACCAGCGCCAGCACCATCAACGCCGTGCGCTGGCTCATCGCGTCCAGGATGCGCGTCCACGTAAAAAACAACACCACCGACGCCACGATCAACATCATGATCGGAACGCCCACCTCGACCTTGCTATCCCCCCGCTGCA